GTTTGCAGTCCTGGAGGACTAAAGTCCTAGGATTCCGTTAAACGAAGGTTTAGCGGAACGATGGTTTCGAACCATCCCCAAAAACCAGGCGCGTGCGAACGCACCTGTTGAACCGATGGTCCCCAGAAAGGGGCGACACGGGTTATCATCCGATAACGAGGCCTATCTCCTTGCTTAAGGGCGATAGGGATCTTGCTATCTTCTATGTAACCTCCTAAGAACGCATAATACAACCCAGAAGGATTATACATACGACCACGCAGCCGAATACCGCGCGGGAGGTCGAGACGGTCATCTCGAATCTTAATCGATGGGACCCAGGCAGCCCAACGGCGATAGAGAAATCTATCGCCCCGGGTCGAAAGCCAGAGTCCGTACCGATTTAAAGTAAGATTCTGAGGAAGCCGAATACCGCTGTCTACCGGGGCATGGATCGGCACTGCCAAGTGCCTAACCGAGTCCTGAAGGTAGCCAACCGCTCTGGGCAGAGGAATCTGCCAACGAGCTGACCATTCATTAAGGAGATTTATAATTACATAGCGGGACTGTGGGGTCTCGAGGTGCTTTACATACACCCCGCGAACGTTGTGACCTTTATAGAAGTCACCACCACAGCTCTCCCGAAACCGTCCCCACCTTTCGGTGTAGGACTTCTCGCGATTTACTCGGAAGCCGATGAGTTGCAAAAGGCGGACGACCCTGTCCGACATTTCTGTCGGGCAGATTATGTCGTCGCCAAACACTCCCCATCGGGCATTCCGACTTGCAGCGGATCCAAGACGGACGCCGCTGCAAGCAGCAATCGCTCGAACTACACATGAGAAAAGCATGGTCTGAAGCGGGAACGTAAAACCGTTCCCCATCGTAGAAACCATGTTCAACTCCACTCGTTGACCCTGCATCAGCGTCGACGGGGTGCGATACATATCAAGGAGGTCATTAAACCATCCCGGAAAGAGGTAACCGCACAGGCCTAGACTGAGCGAGTCGGAAGCCGATTCGAGATCGATCGTAACGATCGACCCGTCTCGACTCCCTTTTCTTGCGAGCTTTACGTTCCTCTGAGGCTGCCTGCTCAAGTCCACACCGAAGTGTGACTTCAGGCGGGCGGTCAGTATCTCACCGATCCCAAGCTGGAAAAACATGTTCAGCGAGGGCTCAGTGCATATGGAACGCGTCTGTGTAAGGTCTTTTGGGACGAAAGTCACACGAGACTCAGAAACGATGCTTGGCAAACCATAGGCGATTAGGCGGTTAAACTCCGCGTCGCCCCAGATGGGATGTTGGGCACATCGTTCGGCGTACTGATAGTACACCTCGAAGGACGTTGCAGTCAATTTGGACGAGAACAACTTCGAATAGAAGTCGACCCCGTTCGCTCCAAGACTCGCACCGGGACCGAGCCTACCAACGTTAAAAATCTCGTCGATAGATTTGATCAGGGGCTCGCCAGAGGGGTGGAGGAAATCGTCTATCTCCTTACGGAGGTTACCGATAAATTCCTCTTCTCCAGTAAACTGCGGGTTCAGCGCCCAATTCTTACAGAGCTCATTGCTCCGCAGGAACTTTGTCGCCGCCTTCGCGTTCATAGCATTGTCCGATATCACCCCGCGGAATTTCTTCCGCAGTGATCGCAACAAGCTACGACACGCGACGACGGCCGGGTGCGCTCCAGGATACCAAACGTCTCCGTCAAAATCGATCGATCCCTCTGTGAAAGATTCATCACCAGTGCCGCAAGAATCTGAGGCAGATTCTCGGGCATCTGGCGAGAGATATCCTTCAAGAGGGTGTGAGCAGGAAAGACGTCCGGAATCAACCGGGCCGCTTCTTGCACCACCGCAACTACTGCACACGTAAGCTGAGCTTCCGCGGGATGTGTCGTCGGTTGACGACACCAAGCCGCAAATTCTGGCAACGCTGCGTGTGTTACGTAGGCATCTAACAGAGTTTTGGTAATCATGGAGGTCCTCTACTAAGTATGAAGAAAGAGCGTTGATCGAAGGGATCATGTTCAAACTCGCTTGCGGTCGCTACGGAAGCTCCCGCGCTTGGAGGTAGGAGCACAAAGCTCCTATTAAGGCCGCCGTCGCCAAGAAGACGGCGGCGGCCAGTACACGCAACCAGTCGACTACCTTTTTAAAGTAGTCCATTGATCAACGTGTCTCCAAGCCCCGCACTCTGCTGGTTCAAGGAACCAATAAGCAGGGATAGGGCAGCGCGGATGTCTTCTGGCTCCTGGAGGTCGGATCCGGCAACGACACTTAAGTCGCAGCGCAGGACGGCCACCTGGGGGTTCTGATTCGCGCCGGGGGAAACCCCTTTGCGAACCAGCACAGAATAGACATTCCGGGGTGAGTTTGGCATAACACCCGTCACGGGATTTGGGACCGGCGCCGCACGAATTGCATTCGGGCGGGAGAAGGTCACCGTGAAAGGCTTCGATGCCCCGTGCACGTCAACATTGGTCTGGGTGCCGCCAAGTGCGGTAACGGCCCATTGCTTTGCAGACGTGCCCGGAGGCGGATTGTCGACGACAACTGTATAGGTCGGCGACGTAAGACCAGTCTGGGCACCGCCCGTGACTGGAGAGGTCAGAGATACTGTCATTTCAGTTTCCTGGCTAAAAGCCATAAATAATTGTTAAGTGATGCGCCTGCTGCCAGCCCGAAATCGGGTAGTGGCAAGTGCACCGATATTCAACCATTTCAAATCCGAACCCGGCAGCTTAAATTGCGTGTCTCGTAAACCAACTGAGACAGCATTAATACTGTTGCGGTCAAAATTTGTTCTGGTTGAAGCTATACCGCCACCGCTTGCGTGTCCACTGTGTGTTGCCTTCGCCGAGCCGAAGGACTCCAAATAATCCCAGTCAAGACTAGTAACAACATATTCTAGTTGTCTAATCTTCTTCTGAGAGAAGGAGCCCCAGGCTAACGAGACAGTCCCAGTGGAGACGCCGTCGATAACCTTCCCAACATTGGTAAAGTAGTCGACAAGAAACGAGTACGGAATCAACTCCCAGAACGTAGGGAGCACGTTCGACCAACTAAGGCCGCACTGCTCCGGAAATCCTGGAGGGTTATTTTCCGCTCGTATGGCACCTTTGATACGTACCTCTACCCTACCCTCAGAACGCCTCGTGTAAAGGACACGACAGGCACTTGAAGAATAGCTGAGTTTAGTATAAGCTCGTTCTTGGACATCGATTCCGTTCCCACTTATGCGTTCGAACACCCGATAAGGGTGCGCGGTTGCAAGGCGAAGAGCGTCTTCGGCGTCACTAACAAGCGGTTTTATACCATATGCGTATTCGAGCCAGGTCTCGGCGATAGCCTGATGAGGGTATTTGGCCTTGTAAGCCCGCTTCTTTGCGAGCCTAACATAGCCATTTATACTCTCACGCAGAGCTTGAACCGGAGACCTAATCATTTTCACAGTTTTGCGGAGCTCGCCCAGAAAGATCCCAGCTTGAAACTGGGTACGTCTGGAACGATACCGCGAAAGAAACTGTGAGCGCGCGGTTAAATCAGCTTGAGCCACCGCCAAGGGAGTTGGGTCACTCGCGGCCGTCGTCCATGAGGCCGGCGTACCACGAATGATAAACTCTGTTCTATGCGGTGTTGATGTAGGTTCCGTAACAACAGCCGAGGCATCGATGCGAGCTGACGTATCAAACGTCTGGAAGTTACAAGAGTACGGGGTTGTAGCATTTAGGCCTCGACGCACACGGCTACGCCAAGCAGGATAGTCGATACCTATTCGGGTATTCGTCCATTGCCTGCTTTGGTGACCGTGTACGTGGTTGACTTCAATGCCATCCTCGTATTTATAACTGTCCACCTCGAAATCGACTGACTCGTTGTCAGTTTTGGTTCCCATTTAAGTTCTCCAGCAGATTGGGGTGTTACCCCAGAAGAGGCCAGCAAATGCTGCCCTAGTAGGCGGCGAGGTTACCCTCGCC